GGCCCTTTCGGGCCCTCTCGCGTATCGACACACACAAGGAGGACATGATATGGCTAAAAAGACCGTAACCCCCATCAAAGAAGATGGGAATCAGGTACTTGAAGCTACTATCAATATAGTCATCCGAGGTCGCAGTGTCGTACATGCTACCGTGCTCAGTAAAGGTAAGGTACACCATGTTAATCATGAGCTTTCGGACGGCGAGAAATTCGACGTCTCAGAGCTCATCTTGACATGGGTCCCCTCCGATACACTTGGAAGTTAAATCCCTTTAACAACCGAAGAGTTTAGGTAGTTCGCGACTAGGTGCACCTTCTGGTGCCCCTTCTTCTCTCTTGTGGGGTTGCACCCCATATTCTTCAGGAACGTCTATCCTATGGCCTACACTATTACGAGTTATGATGTCGTCAAGGCTTTTAATACTAACCAACAGGTTACTGGTTCGCCTGCTCTTTCCTGGTCATATGATCCAGGCACTAGTGGTACAAACCTTACCTGCGTTAGAACAAAAACCGGAAACAAACTTCATAACTACAAGAAAGTTATTGCTAGAGGCTCGAATGCTACTACTTCTTTTAGTGGTAGTATATCCGAGTACTCTAGTGAACCTTCCCTTGAAAACGTGTTCGGTTCAACCGTCACGGGTGGTAATAGTGCTGGCTGGCGGAAACAGGCATCTAAGTGGTCGCATGGAATCTTTTCGATTCCTACGATACCATCAAATGCCAACGACGTTGCTGCGGATAATATTGCCTCTACAAAGTTTTATAAGGCGCTCGAATCGACGATGACCGCTTTTCAAGGCGGTGTCTTCTTAGTAGAGCTCCGTGAAACTTTGCATATGATCAGGCATCCTGCTCAATCATTGAGGAAAAAGATTTCCGAGTACTCAGACTATCTCGGTGCAAACCGAGGTAGAATGATGCGACGACCGAAATCTGCCCGCCTTAAATGGTTAGCGGACACATGGCTTGAGCGCTCCTTTGGTTGGGTGCCACTCTTGAATGACCTTAATTCAGCTCGGACAACGCTTGACCGTCGCCAAAACCAGCTTGCTAGGGAATTAATCCCTATCATCGGTGTTGGTGAGATCAAATCGGTGTCTTTCGCTGAGTTGGGTTATTTCGTAGGTGTGGCTAATATGATTACTGAAAATCGGTATTCATCATCCACTATGAGGGTCTACGCTGGAGCAGTGCACTCCACTGCAGCAGGGAACACTTTGTTGAATATGAATGCGTTGGGGATGTCTCCCCGCTCATTTGTACCGACATTGTGGGAAGCGCTGCCTTGGAGTTTCATGATCGATTACTTCACCAACGTTGGTGATGTAATTAGTGCATGGTCAAACCAGACAACAGGTTTAGCTTGGGGTCGTACAACACTACGTAAACTCAGCTCTGCTGAGTCCGGCGGGTGCTACAACAAACCAAGGTCGACCTTAGTTCAGGTATTTGACCGTTCACTGTATACAGGCAAGACAATAGCCCGCAATCGCTCGGTCGTAAGGGGATCTATCGGTACAGTACCCATACCAGCCATTCAATTTGAGCTGCCAGGGTTCGGTACCAAGTGGATTAATATATCCGCTTTAATCGCCTCTCGATCGAAGTTGCGTTTCCTTTAATGTAGTCAATTTGAGGTTATTCGTCACATGACGATTGCATTCAGTTCCCCTGTTACGGGGGCAGCCCAAACCGGCCTGACATCACCTACGTACACAAACGTGGCGATGTCTGCACCGGATGTCAATGCGAAGCAGATCGCGGTTACCGCTTTAGGCGGCACCCAGACCGGCGTCGATGCGCATTCCGTTGCAAGGCCGTTTACCACTGCTTTTTGGTGGCCGAAGATCCTTCGGGTTCTTCCGGCGCTGAACAGCAGTGGACAGCTCCCATCTGTGCCCATGAACGTTTATAAGATGATTACTCGAAAAGGGGTTTACCCCCTCGCCGGGCAGCCATCCAAGACCATGCTGATCACCACAATTATTGAGGTGCCGGCTGGTGCTGATTTGGCTGATCCTACGAACGTTCGTGCTGCGTTGTCTTGCCATCTCGGTGCCCTCACTCAGCAGAGTGCTGGCATCGGGGACACTAGCGTCTCTGGCGTTGCGTAAATGCGTGAAAAAATCGCGCACTACTCCGCCATTGGCGTTGCTGTTTTTATGGCGATCAGCTATATGGCTGATCAGGTCGCTCGTTTTCTTTCGGATTTTATCGCCCGCTAGGGCGATATTGTTCCTAAGATTACTTGTGATCTTTAGACAACAGTAACATTATGTTACCACAGATGAAGGAGATGGCCGATGGGCAGTCGCTCTCGTGCTCTTTTTCTTGACCTTCTGGATGATTTATCGGACAAATTGGATGCCGAGATTATTGCGAAACTTCGTGATGGTCTTGACGTTCCGTTTTGGCCCGACATAACTCTCAGTGAGTTCAGAGCGTTATCTTTGGTGAAGTCCTTCTACAAAAAGCTTGTAGATGAGACTGAGTCAACTGCTAACGCGAAGGCTCTCACTAAATTCCTTGCAGTCAATGAGACGGCAGGAAAGTGGGAATTATGTTTGTCTGACTCTTGGGATGAAGTCCTATGGGGCGAGTTAAAACGCTCCATTTATGACTTCTGGAACCCCAAGGGGATGCCCCTGGTCTCCTCATTTGACGAGATTTTGCATCTCGGCAGGTGTGGACCTGGTGCGTCAGTCGGCTCGGAGTTTCACGATTTCTATTCGAAATTGTTTAGCTCCTCGCTGGCTACGACGAATAAGTCACTCTACCGGGCTTACCGGTGCTACATCAAAGATTTTCCCGAATGGTCGATAGCGGAAATAATCCGCAGAGACACGTACGGAGAATCAAATGTAGTCGAAGGTAACCGCTTACAGTTCGTCCCTAAGACTCGCAGCATATCACGGACTATCTGTATCGAGCCGGCATTGAACATGTTCATGCAGCTCGGTATAGGTAGGATTCTGGAGGATAGGCTAAACCGTTCTTTCGGTATTAGTTTGTCCACTCAACCAGATATCAACCGTGAGCTTGCTAGAATCGGTTCGCTGTCCGAGACCTACTGTACAGTAGATCTTGAGTCAGCTTCGGATTCTATTGCACTTAAGATGTTGAAAGAACTCCTTCCAGCCGACTTTTTCGGTTGGTTGGAAATTCTTCGATCTCCTAAGAGCAAACTTCCTGACGGAAGGCAAGTGGATCTTAACATGGTTTCAACAATGGGTAATGGTTTTACCTTCCCACTGCAGACTATGTTATTCGCCTGCGCTGTTACTGCTGCAGCTCGAGCTCGAGGTATGAACCTCGAGAGGCCTCGGGCGGCTAGCGATTGCACATTTGGTGTATTCGGTGATGATATAATCATACCGACGAATTGCCACTATAACTTGTTCCGTAAGGAATTTGTTAATTATGGTGATACGCTGGTAAGAGATGTTCTTCGCCTTTTACGCCTTATGGGCTTTGTCGTGAATAGCAGTAAGTCCTTCTTTGAAGGACCGTTTCGCGAGTCCTGCGGGGCTGATTACTTTCGTGGTCAGCCCGTTAGGGGTGTCTATGTGAAGACCCTCCTAACTCCGCAATCTCGTTTTGTTGCCATGAACCTCCTTAATCGTTGGTGTGCTATCTCAGGTTTCACCCTGAGACGTACGCTTTTATCACTTCGCTCAACGGTTCCAAATTATTTGGTTCCAATCTGGGAAAGTGACGATGCAGGAATAAAGGTCCCGTTTTCAATGGTCAAGAAATTGCGACTTGATAAACATGTATCATCGATATTATATCGAAAGTACGTTGTCAAGCCTCGCTATCTCAAGATCGGAGAAGACAGGTTCTTTGGGAACAGGGTTCCAATCTACAATTCAAGTGGGTTGTTGCTCTCCTTCCTTAATGGTACAATTAGGGCCTGTAAGATTGGCGTTAGAAGTAGCGTCAATACTTACAGAGGCTGTTTCGGCATTGCCCCAAATTGGGACAGTGACGGATCGGTTTCAGCACTTAGTGCTGATGGGCTGCGGTGGAAATCCGCAGTGCTTAGGAACCTAAACACCTAAGCATGGGTGAGGG